GTGTAAACGTCCCCATGTCCGTCCACTTGGTCGCGCTCTTGGCCACGGCATACGCCTGCATGGCGGCGGGCAAATTGGTGTAGCTGGTGCTCAGACGCGCGTTGATCCACGCCAGCTTGCGCTCGTTGAACGTGCCGCTGGTGACGCTCTGCGCCGCCATCAACGCCAGCCAATCGCCGTCGTGGTTGAGCGTGGTGGATGAGACGCCACGGGCAGAGGCTTGGCGCAGACCTTGGTTATTGCTCATTCGTCCTCGGAGACCTCGAAGTCGGCCACGATGTCGGCCATGGTCTTGCGCTTGAGTAAGAGCTTGATCGGGTCTTTGGGACGCTCGCTCGGCTGCAACTCGCGCCACGCAAGCGCCATGTAGCGCCACGCATCGGCCGCGTGTGATGTCCAGTCGTGCAGCGGGGCGTCCTTGAAGACCTTTAGTTTCTCGTCATACGCCGACCGGTACTGGCGCAGCGCTTCGATGCCTTGCCTGCACCGCACCTCGTCGATCCAAAACTTGCCGAACGACACGCGGGCCGCGTTGATGCCGTCCATGATGGTGTGCGCCGGCACCAGGCGGGGCTTGCGCTTCAATTCCATCAGCGTCTCGACGCGCGTGCGTCCGGTGCCAAGTTCACGAGCGCGGGCGTCATGCGGCACCCAGTCATCGGCGTAGGTGTAGCCCTTGGATGCGAGCACCGAAGCGTAGTGGCTCAGCGGCTGGCTATTGGCTTCGTAGTAATCAATGACGCGGATGCCGTTGGGTGCAATCTGCCAAAACCAGATGGCGGTACTATCGCCGATGCCCAAGTCCCAAGCGGTATGCACGGCCAGGGCTGGGTCGTGGTCCACCTTGCCAATTCGGCCGCTGGTTTCAGCGTCTGCAATCTCACGTCCAAAATAGGCCCCCACCACGGCTGCATTGAAGTTGCACTCAACCTCTTGCTCGTATTGTTCCGGCGTCATCTCGGCGCGCATGCCGGCCAGCTCTTCGTCGTCCAGCAGGCCGCTGTCGGAGCCTTTCAGCACCATCTCGAACCATGCGGGGTCGCCTTTGGCGGTGTCCCAGATCTTGAAGAAGTCGTTGCGGCCCTTGGGTGTGCCGATGAAGACGGCCCATCCCTTGCGACCGGCATCCGCCAACATGGGGCGAATGACTTCCGGCCAGGCCGCCGGGTGCATGTCGCCATACTCGTCCAGGATCACGCCGTCGAAATAGCTGCCGCGCATCCGATCGTAATTGTCGGCGCCGTACAGTCTCAGCCGGGCGCCGTTGTGGCCAAAGTCGATGCGTAGTTCGCTCTCGTTGACCGTGACGCCTGGGATTTGCAGCGTGAACCGCTTGGCGTAGGTCCAGGCGGCATCCTTAGCCTGCACGTAATAGGGCGCCACGTATCCGAAACGGCCTTCCTGCTTTTTGCACCTCAGAGCAGCGTTGACCAAATCCATGACGCAGGCGACGGTCTTCCCCGCCCTTCGGTGAGCCACGAGGCACGCCCAACGCTCACGGCGCCGATGGAACGGAATGAACTGCTCGCGGGGCCGGTAGCCCAGTTCAATGACTTGATGACGCCGGCCATTGATCGTCGTCGTCCGCAGTTGGGACTCCACTGGCTACTAGAAATGAAACGGGGTTGTCTTGGTCCCCGCTATGCTGAATTGCGGTTCGATCTCTCTGATCGAGCATCTGTTTGCCGAGCCAGATCTGCATCGTCACGTTGCCGCTTTCGGCGGCTTTGTATTGCATCCGGCGGATCGATGCCCGGCCCTGATCTTGCCCATCTTCCCAGGCTTCCATTGCCTTTTTATAGGTGTTGAGAAAGTCGCTGAAGGTTTGCCGGTGCACGCCCAGGACAGCGGCGGCCTCTCGTTGGGTGCATTGTATGCGCGCCAAGCCGTTGATTTGCTTTAGTGTCTCATCATCCGGCTTTAGCTTAGGCGGGCGCCCATTTGGGTTCCGGGACGGTCGCTTTTCTTTATTATGCTGCTGATGATCTTCGATTTCAGGCTGCATTGGACTCGTGCTGCTCTCTTAGCTTGGCAATTGCCGCGTCGTAGGACTTTGCGGAATTGTCTGGTGCACCCACTTTGGCGTATCGGGCGGCGTCGATTTCCTCGAAGGTGCGGCCGTCGCTGTCCAGCGTCGCCTTCTGCCCGGTGAAGTCCTGCCAGCGCTTCACGGCAACATCGACATAGGCGGGTGATAATTCGATGCCGCGACCGTCACGCCCTAAACGCTCCGCCGCGATAATGGTCGTTCCGGTTCCGAGAAAGCAATCGACGACACCGCGCGCCCTATTCATAAGGTCGCCGATCATAAACTCTGGCAAATGGACGGGGAACGTCGCTCCATGAACCTTTGCAAACTCGTTTTTGGTTTGCGGCGGTGCTTGATATACGTTGGCGTGTTTCCCTTGCCATGACGAGTGAGGCACCACGCGGCTTGCATTCTCTGCGCGAGACAGAATAACGATCCACTCATAGCGGCTGGCCATGATCCCCGGTTGAATATGGGGCGCCGCCCGGCCCTTGTCCCATGTGATCATGTCGACCAGGTGCGTGGACCACTGGTCCAGCCATTTGAGCAATGGCCGTTTTGACCCAGCAAGCGGCTGGACATTGATTGCCACGGCGTCAACGTGTCCGAACGCGGCGGCCACTGTATCCGACAGAAGCCGCGTGTATTGGTCGCCACTCAGGTCGTCGGTATAGTTATCATAAAATTTTTTCGTCTTCGGTATGCCGGGTTCGTACCTATCGCGAAGTCCCGATGCATCGCCCGCGTTGTATGGCGGCGACGTAAACAAAACAAATCCATCGCCAATCGCGAGCTTGTTCCAATCCTCTGGGTTCGTGGCGTCCCCGCACACAATCCGATGCCGACCTAGAACCCAAACGTCGCCTAGTTCCGTCACCGGGTTGACCGGCGGTTCCGGCGTGTCGTCTGGATCGGTGAGACCTTCCGTCTGGTCAAACATCCGAGCAAGCTCGGCGCTGTCGAAGCCGGTCAGATCAAGGTCGAAATCTAGTTCCTTCAGTTCGGCGAGTTCATTCTTCAGCAGATCGTCGATCCAGTCCGTTTCTGATGCGGTGCGGTTGTCTGCTAGACGGTATGCCTTGGCTTGCACCGCGGTCAGGCTGCTAATGGCAACGGGGACACGGGTGAACCCAGCTTGCTTTGCAGCCTTCCACAAAACATGGCCGGCAACGATCATTCCAGTTTCATCAACCACGATGGGCTTCTGAAAGCCAAATTCCTTTAGGCTGCCGCAAACTTTAGCGACGGCACTATCGGGAATGGTGCGCGGGTTCTTGTCGTATGGCACCAACTTGTCGACGGACCACATTTCAATCCGTGGTCCATTGTCTGTTTTTTTCACGAGAACGAACCCTTAAGCGGCCTTGAGCATGCCCCGCACGTCATCGCGCTGCGCCCACTTACGAATGACCTCATCGCGGATAACGAGGGTTGTGGGTTTGGTTTGGGCGGCGCCGGAGCGCGGCTCAGCCAGGGAGGTGACTGGGCCAGGAGGCTCAACGGACGGCCGCCCAAGGCTGAGGCCCCAACTACGGGAGCCGAGCCAATTAAAGAGCGCGCCCAGCAGGGTGGACAGCAGGCCGATATAAGCGCCGATGCCGAGGGTTGCCCACTGCACGGCAGACGGCGGCGGGGCGAGGCTCATGGTGGCGGCGGTCGCAAACAGTTGGCTCTGATTGAGGGCGATGCTTTCGCCACGGTCGGAGGCCACGGCCTTGTCGCGATGCTTGGCGAGCACGGTTCTGGTGGCTTCAATCTTGCGGGTAAGGTCAGAGCGTTCCTCAGCAATCGAGATGCGGGCAGCGAGGTCGTCGCGTGCCTTGGTTTTAGCGAGGCAGACGGATTTGCAGCCACCTCGAGCGGCTTCCCGTTCGACCTCGAGCTTGGCAGTTTCGAGCTGCGCGCGAAGGGCTTCGGCGGTGACTGCGGCGGACCAAGCGTTAGCGGTTTCAAGATCGGCCAGGCGCTTTTCCCACATCGCAAGCGAGGCTTTGCTATCGGCCATTGCGTCCTGGGCCACGTCGTACCGAACATTCTGGATTGAGGCGCGCTCGATGTTGGTGGCGCGGTGGCTGCTCTGGAAGGCGACGTGTGAGGCGTATTCCCCGAAGGCGGCAAGGCAGAACACGGCCCCCAGAACGCTGGCGATGGCGCGCTCGTTGTTGCGCACAGCCAACTCGATGAAGCTCAGCATGTGAGCCACGGCGTAGGTGAGGCCGGCAAACAGGGCGGCCAGCAGGACGGCGGCATAGGTGCTATCCCCACCGAGGTGCCAGCCGGCGTAACCCGACATCAGCGCGGCCAGGGCGGTGAACAGCCAGCCAAGCGCGCGGGCCTTGCGCTGGAGATCAGCGATTGCGTCGGTGTGCATCGGGTCGCCTCTCAGTGCAGGGTGTCGTCGGTTTCGAACGCATCCGGCCAAAGCTCAGGGATGCGTTCGTTTGCAAATTCAAGGGCTTGCGCGAGCGTGATGCCAAATGCTTTTAGCTCGACGCAGAAATCGAGGAGGGCCAGCTCGGCGTCGTCAATCTCTGTCTCGTGCATTTTCGGACCTACGCTGCAAGCGCGTCGCCCGCTGGCGATGATCGCGAGCGGGGGAGCTTCGGGCGTATTTCTGGATTGGGGGCAGCCATTGCTGCCGAGGGCGTCCCGTTACTAACTTAGGCCGGCCTGCTAATCTAATGCCGGGGGGTCGCTCGTCTCACAGAACTGATTCGCGACATAACCTGTTCGCAAGCAATTGTCTAGGCCACCTTTTCGATCTGGTCCGCACGGATCTCGACCTCGCGCTCGGAGCCAAAAAACGGCACCACGACGCGGAGCGACTCTGTTTTTACGGCGGCGATCAGCGCCTCGATGGATCGAAACGGCCCCGACGTGATGGTTCCCCGGTCGCCTGGCTGCCAACCGGCTTTTTTCAGGTCGCGGGCCATGCGCTGGACAATCGCCATGTCTGCGTCAGTCATTCGGACAGGAGGTTCGTTGCCAAATTGCACCGGGGCGTGGACGTGATCCAGTTCCAACACGTCGCGCCAGCAGATGTCCTCGCCGGCGGCGCCCTGCACGAAGACATAGCGAGGCATCAACGCCCGCTCTTGTTCGACCATGACAGGCTGGCCCTGCTTCCCGCGCGAGCGCTTGGTGTGGATTTGCGTGGGAACGATGGTTTTGAGGCCAAGTCCTTTCTTAATCTCGCTAGCGACGCGCAACTCTCTCTGCGGGGCAACCATCAACACGCGCCAGATGCTGCTGTCCATTATTTTACCTCGTTGAAGCGGGTCGAGATCCAGTCCAGGCGCGGAAGCCGCAGAAGCCAAGCCATGAACTCGGGGCAGGCCAGCCCCTTGTCCGTCGGGATGATGCGGCCGATGCGGCAATGAGAGTTCATGGGCGCTTGACCCTCACTTTCTTGCTTTTGGCGATGCGGATTTTCTTTGAAGCGTCATACGAATGGACGCGCTCCAGCTTCACCTTGCCGGTTGCGTCGGTCTTGAGCTTCACCTTGCCGATGGTTTTGCTTGGCATCACCCGCCCCCGGTTGTTTTGTGCTTGAAGGCGAGCGAGAAAAACTTGCCCATCTTGCTCTCCTTGACCCAGGCGGATGTCCAGCCTTTTTGCTGCTGGCCGCAGTGCGGGCAATCAATGACGAATTCGCCGTCGTACTGGGGCCACGTCTCTTTGGTGCGCTTCTCGTCAGGCACCCGAAAAAGTGATCCGCTGTTAGGCTTTGGCGTGTAGTTGCTCATTGGTTATCTCTCAGAGTGTTGTTGCGAGGGCGTTGATGAGGGCCGAAAAGCCCAGGGCGAGCACGAGGGCGTTGATGAGTGCCGAAAAGCCAAGGGCGAGCAGGACGGCGAACAGGGCGATGGCTCTGAAATCGGTCATGGGGCCTCTTTGAGTTGTGAGCGGCAGGGATGCGCGACCACTTCGCACCGCATCCGCCATGCCTCGCCGCTCACTGCTTCAGCGATGCGGCCCGCCGCAGTTTCATTGGTTTCGGCTCTGGCGCAGCGATATTTGATGCTTGAGGCCGTCTCGATGCTCATGAATTTCTCGCCGAAGTCGTAACGGACCACCGCCTGCCAATGGCGTTTGGCGGCATCCATGGCAGCGGCTTCGGTCAAATGTGGCGTTCCATGCGCGCGGACTTCGCCCAAGCACAGTGCGCTGTGATAGCTCGGCACGATGGGTGCTGGTGGCGGCGGTGCGGGCGCAGGCTTGTGGACATGCCGGCGATGATGGCGGTGCGGGCGATGCTCCACGCGGTGGACGGGATCGCGCTGCACCGTGTGCCAGTACGTGTCGCTGGCATACCGGGGCTCATCCGCAACGGCGGCACCCGGCAGCAGGATCAGCGCGAGCGCGAGGGTGATCCTCATGACGCCAGCCGCCATGCTTGAAAGTCGATGACGTTGCCGGACGGGATGATGGTTTCGCCACCGTCTGGGCCGCCATCGTCGCCATCCGGGTCAGGATCTCCGGGCATCCATCCAGTCGCCAGCAGACCCAAGCACGCCAACGTGCGAGACGCATCCTCGTCGCCCGCGAACGCGCGCAACTTGATGTCTTCGACGTGCTCCCAGAATAGCTCGGTCGTGGTGCTCATTCGGCGGCCTCCCGGCGACCTTCGATCTCATCGAGGTACAGGACGAGATCGAGCTGCGCCTGGTCGTGCTTGGCGCGTTTCTCAGGATCTAGGCGGTGGATCTTGATCGCAGCCCGCAGCGAAGCCTTGGTGTAGCCAGCCGCAGCCGCGTCGTTGATGGCGTCGGTGATTTCGCGGCGGGTTTCTTCGGCGTCGTCCATCATTCGGGCGATAGATTGAGCACGTTGGCGTAGGTCGCTATTGGTCATTCGTGCCCCCACTCGCGAACGATTTGGGTGCCAATGTGGTGCTGGCCTAGGTTCTCTCCTTCATCGGACCAAGCCCTTTCCACGAGAAGACAAACAATTGGGTATTCAACCGAGCAATGCCTACAAACACGTCTTTTGGCCGTCGACAGAACGCTCTCATCCCAATCAACGATAAGCGTCCCCTTGTGGTCTTTCAGCTTCTTTAGTTTTTGGCAAAGCGTGTAAAGCAATCCTATTTGATCTGCGGCTTGCATCGCCCTTTGCAGGCACTTGGTCACGCGGTTTAGACGATCTTCATCCGTTACGAATTTCGTATGCGCAGCGATGACGATGGACACTTCTGCGGTCGTGGCGCGTTCCTCGGTCATGCCGTGGCCTCCGTGAATTCTTCGCGCGGCACGTCCTCGCCGTGGGCATGGCGGGCCAGCCGATCCCGGCGACGCAACATCGTGTCCCCGAGTTGCATCAGCGAGCGCGCTACACCGCCGCCCTTGCTGGCCAACGAATACGCATCGTCGAAGCTCCGGGCGTTGGCCTGGCAGCGCATGGCCTCGTTGGGCGACGGCAGCTTGCCGGTCTTCCGGCAGTGGTCCCAGAGGCTCAAGATCCAGCCCTCGTCTGCCGCTTTCATCCCCAGTGGCGAGCGGATCAGGTCATAGGCTTTGGCAACCGCACGCGGCGACCATTCGGGATGGCGATCCGGGGCCGGCTGGCGAGGAAGGTTCTCGTCCCGTGCATCCGCACAGGCCATGCAGATTTCCGAAATCGATGGCCACGGCCGCATCGCCGACGGGCGATAAGACCGGATCAGCAGATCGGCGGCGCGGGCGTGTTCCGATGCCGTGTAAGCCTTGGTGAGCCGGGCAACTTCGGCAATGTACTTTTCCGGCTCGGGGCTGTGCGTCGGTTCCCCGAACGACACGGCTAGCCGTTCAACCAGCGTGCTCATATCGACGGCTCCAGGTTCTTGATCGCATCCATGAAGGATTTGCGGCGGGTTTCTTTTTCGATGACCCAGGCGGGCCGCGTGTCGCGCACGCTGACGGGCTTGGCGTCGGCGGGCTGCGTGACGTTGGCCTTGGCGGTCTGCGCCGTCTTGGCGATCAAGGCTTTCGGATTGGCAACAATCTCGCGCCTGTCGCGCTTGGCCTCAGCGAAGCGCACGGCCTGGATAACCGCATCAGCCGACGTGTCGTCGATCAGCTCGGCCAACCATTGCGCCGCGCCGGCCTTGGTGCCGTACACGCCATCGGCTTGCCGAACTATCTCGATTGCGCGCTCGGTCGTGCCGTTGAGCGCAATCTTGCATTTCACAAAAAATGGATCGTCCGTCCTTCCGTCCGCTTCGCGCGTAGCCACAAACTCGGAAGGATGGGTAATCTTATCTGTATCTGTATCTGCTTCTGTATCTGGGCGTTTTCGTGCGTTCGGTTGCGTTCGGTTGCGTTCGCGCCAGGCTTTCGCCCTCTCCGCAGCGCCATCTTCCCGCTTTGGCTGGCGCTTTTCCCAGCCCGTAAGCGCCGCGCCGTCCAACGTTTTTCCTTGCATCGCCTCGTAGATGGCCTCGACGTGCTCGGGCTCCATGTCGAGAGCGGCGGCGATGTCGTCGTGCCACCAATTATCGAGCACGCCGCGTTCGGTTGCGTTCGCGCCTGCGTTCGTGAGCATGTGGACGAAGACGGCGATGACCTCGACCAGCGGGCGGCCCGAGCGTTTGGAAACTACGCGCCACTTCGGATCGTTGGGCATGTCGTGCCAGAGGCGGACCCAGTTCATCGGATTGCCTCCGCCTTGAAATTTCCGCAAATCTGTTGCATATCTTCACCGTGAGTTTGTTGCGTGAGTTCGCTTGCGAAATGACTGGCAACGCCCGCGTCCTGGTGCCTCAGCCCCACTTCGACGCGGGCGTCATTGTTTTCACGCGGGCTCTGCGGGCTCGCGGTTGTCGACGAAGCGCGGGTTTGTGCGCGCGTCGAAATCCAAAGCACTGAGGCGGAAACGGCCTTTAGACGGCTGCTCGGGTCGGTAGGCGCGGTGAGCGTGGCCGGCGCAATACACCAGCCCCTGGGCGCGCTGCTCGCCGCAGTAGACGAGCGACGCCAGGCTTTTCTGCTCTGCGCAGACCCACTTGCAATGATGCGCTTCGAGATCCAGCAGCGAGACGCGGGCAATGTCGTCGACGCGCGGCGGCGGGATCTCAAAACGCTCTTTGGGGAATGGCGCAAAGGCGCCGCTCTTCTGCTTCGGCAGGCCAAGCAAGCGCTCAAAGCGGCTGATGTTGTTGGCGAGCGGGTGCTTGGATCGCTTGCGTTGCGCCTTGGCGTAATTCGCGGGCTTGCGAACAGCGACGGCGCGGGTCGGCAGGTTCAGCCGGTGAACCTTGCCGATGACGGCCGAGCGCGAAATGCCAAGCCGGCTTCCGCATATTGAGCCGCTTAGCCCTTGGACGGTCCACAACTGCTTCAGCAACGCAACTCTATCGTCGGTCCAGAAATCACTGGTCATGGTCTCAGCCCTCTCCGGTTGGCGGTCGTGTCGGAGGGGCGCGAAGTGAGACGCAGTTGCCGAGGGCTAGGAGGAGGATAATCGGCAACACAAACCCGCGCCCCCGCGAGACAATCGCGGGCGGTTACGTGAAGGAGACGCGGTACTGGATGGGAACGCTTAGGCGACGCAGCGCGGACTAATGGCCGCGCGGAATTTCTTGGCGCTCGCTGAGTCGTGGAACCCGAACACGCACGGGGCCAAATCCCAGCCGCGAACACGCGCATCGACAAACAATTCCATGTGCCAGCCGCCGGGGATTTCGCCCCGTGCCCGCCACATGGAAACCGCCTCTTGGGTGATGCCGAGCTTCTCGCCGAGCGCGCTTGCGCCGCCGTAAGCCTCGATCAAATCGTCGATGGTCTCGATCATCATAAAGCTACGCATATCACATTCCGTTATTAGAAGGCAAGACGCATTGTGTTATTGGACGTGGATAACCCCATGTGATTAATTTGCGGCCATGATCGATCCCGATGATGGTCCTGACCTTGCAGCCAACGTGGCGCGCCGCCTGGCGCGAACGCGGCGTGCGTTGGGGATGGAACAGGAAGAATTCGGGAGAGGCGCCGACTTGAGCCAGCCGCGTTACAATCAATATGAGACGGGCGCGCGTTGCCTCACGCTTGCTGCCGCGCTGGTGCTCTGCGAACGCTACCATCTGACGCTTGACTGGCTATACCGCGGCGACCCCAGCGGGCTGCCCAAGCGTCTGGTTGACGCTCTGCGTGCCGATCACCGAGCATAGCCCCCCCCCCCCCCGCAGGAACATATGCGTACAATTACTGATTCCCGAAACTGCGCGGGATGGCCGTGGCGCGCGTGCAATCGCACACCCATAAAATAACAAATCGTGATTTTATAGCTTGACGTATCACAACACGTTATGTATTCCTTGATGCATCACTGGGCGGTGATTTGCAGCCAGTTCATTCCCAAAGTTTCTCCCGCTGCCCGGTGGTGCTTTCAACGCAAGCACAAGGGCTGATCCAAATGCTTTCCAACCAACACCTCGGGAATCCCTACCCGCCGCACTCCCCGCTCCACGGCATCTTTCACCTTTGGAAGAGCAACGCGCGCAACGCCGACCGCGCCCGCCAAGCCGCCGCGCATTACGAGGCCCAGGCAGACTTCTATCTCGACCAGCTCATCGAGCGGTCGCTTGAAGCCAATTCGATCATCGAGATCGAAACCACCGCGGTGGAGGTCGATCATGTCTGAGTTCGACCTGAGCTTCGACGAGCCGACCATTGAGCTTTGCGGCCATCCGATCACGCTACTGATGGACGGCTTCTTCGAGTTCAACAAATACAAGCAGATCACGCGCATCGTGCAGGATCTTGGCAACAACAAGTACCAAGAGGTCTGCCCCATCAAATCCCAGCCGCTCTACGACGCGCTGGTCAAGCACTTCAATGAGTGCGCCGGGCACCAGCACCGCATGAATGAAGTCCTCGACGAGCAGTACGGCTATCCCGCAGCGCATCGGTCCACCGCCTGGATGTACCAACTGCCCTGATTTCCACGGCGGGAGCGAGCAGCACGCGGACGGGCGCCGCTCCCGCCACTTCTCACACACAGCTTACAGCGTAGAGGAACACGCGACATGGAACTCACTCACAATGTGGAACGCGATCACGATCATGGCGGCTCTGACGCTGCTAATGACGGCGGCAGCGCTGTTAGGCATCTTAATGGCGATGGTCGGCAAAGCGCTGATCGGCTTGTGACGCAGATCCCGGCCTCGATTGTTCAGGCAATTTGCCAGATCAAGATGACCGTCGATGCCGTCAAGAAATCGCAAAAGAACGCCCACGGAGGATACCTTTTCGCAAGCACCGACGACATTTATGCGGCGGTTACGCGGAAGATGGGCGAGGTCGGGCTCATCGTCATGTCTCTTGAAGAACGCTGCGAAATCCGCCGCGTCGAGAAGGACGGCAAGGTCTCGCAGTGGGCGCACATGGAATTCAGTTTCGTTCTGGCCACCACGAAAGACACGTGGAGCCATCCCAATATGCGGCGCACGCTCTACATTCAAGTCACCGGCCCGCAGACGTTTCAGGCCGCGCAGTCCTACGCTGAAAAGTCGTTTTATCGGAGTCTCTTCTCGCTCCCAACTGGCGACCAAGATTTAGACTCGATGCCTCAGGCGGACAGCGAAGATGCGCAGATCGCCCTCAACAACGGCGGCAAACGCAAGTCCAGCGCCGAAGGCAAGCGCGACGGCAGCGTCAAGTTGTTCAATGAAATTAGGGGCGCGATGGCTTCGGCCATTAGCACGGAGATGCTGTCTCACATCCGCGAGAGCTATGCCGACGATTGGGGATCGATGCCGTCGAAATGGCATCAGATGTTGGAAGACGATTACAGCGTCAGAATGGACGAGCTGAGCGCGAGGGCCGACGCATGAAGATCCGCACCTCGCACGTTTGTCCGCCGATCCCGTTCCGCAACTTCGACTGGTCGGCCGTAACCGACGATTACGAAGATGGCCACCCGCAAGGCCACGGCGCAACCGAGGCCGAGGCCATTGCAGATCTGATCGAGAAATTGGAATTGGAAGCAGAGTGAACGCAACCTTGTGCTGCGTAATCCAACAAGGACCACAGCATGATTGCCGACTTGATTGAGAAAGCAGGACAGACCAACACCGAGCTATTGCAGGCGCTGGAAAAGCTCCAGGCCCGCGAACGCATCAACGACCAGCTCGTGATTGCCACTGCTATGCGGGCGCTAAGCCGCTGCCTTGAGGCCGATGGGCTTAGCCCGTCAGCCCGAGAGCAGGTCCGCAGCGCGCACCGCATGTGCAAAGCCAGCATGGGGATTTGAGATGCAGCGTAGGATCATCAAAGGCGAGCGGTCAGAGGCTTTCGCGCTGGATCGCGCCACCCGTGACGACTGGATCAAAGACTACGCGATGCGCGGCTATGGCATCGACGACATTAAGGTGAAGCTGCATCTAAAGCACGGGATGCACGTCAGCCGGGATGTCATCAAAGGCATCGTATTGCGAGGGCGACATGGCCCAGCATGAGTGCCCAAATTGCGGCGTCGTGCTGACCAAGCACCGATCAAGCCCAGACCATCGTCGCTTCTTCGCTTTGGTCTCTGCCGCCTTCGAGCAATGGCCGGAGCATTGCGAGTTCCAGCCCGACAGTCGGGAACAGTTGCGCGCCTGGCTGACGTGCAAAGCCGGCTATCGCGAAGCCACGCCCGTTATGCTGCCGGATGATGCCACCGACACCATGCGCGTGCTGTTCCGGCTGTCCATCGAGGCCGCCATCAACGCAGCCGGTAATGTGGCGTTTGTGGTGCCTTACCGGGACTCGGTTGCGGTCATCAAACCCCGGTCTATCGCGTGGGACAAGATTGGGCAGAAAGAGTTCAACGCGGTGAGATCCGCTGTCGAGGACGTGATCCGCGCCGAGACCGGCCTGGATCCCGAGGAACTGCTGCGAGAAAAGGAGCGTGCTGCGTGACCAATCCCTTCACCCATGAACCGCGTAAGCGGTTTAGCGCGCAGGAGCGGGCCGAGATCTTCGCGCTCCGGGATGGCCAGTGCCACCGCTGCACCAGGACACTCGGCCCACAAGATCGGTGGATCTTGGAGCACCGTGTTGCCCTCGAAAACGGCGGCACCAACGAGACTGCTAATCTCACGGTCACTTGCACATGGTGCGAGCCAGAGAAGACGGCCGAAGACCATGCTGCCGCCGGCCATAGTCGCCGGGCGTACACAAAGCACAACGTCCCGAGCGAGTTTCGGAGGTCTCGATCATGGAGGAAGTGACGGACGACGATCCCCTCAAATCCGCCGCGCGTGAGCTATACGAAGCGTTGTCCGATGTGCGCCTGATCCTGGTGGTCTTAATTGCGCATCCCCCACCAGAAACTGTCATTCGCCTAGATGATTTGAAGCGCTTTCAATTTCGCGTGGATACAGCACTCGCTAAGGCAAGAGGTGCAACATGACCCACCGGCTATGGACGATTTCGGAAGTCGCCGCGCATCTTCGTTGCTCCATCCGTCATGTGCGTAACCTCAAGATCCCAATTGTTCGAATGGACCGGCGCCGGCTCTATGACCCGCGAGACGTTGAGCAACACATCGAGGCTTCGAAATGTCTCTCTTCAAGCGCCCCGGCTCCCCGTTCTGGCAAACCGAGATCGTCGTCAAAGGCGTGCGGGTTGTCCGCAGCACTGGCACAAGCTCCAGCGCAGATGCCAAGAAATTCGAGCGCACGCTCCGAGATCAACTTCTCCGCGAGACCGCCCATCCGAAGCGGACGCCGGAATTTACGCTGGACCAAGCAGCCGGCCGGTACTGGTTAGAGCACGGCCGGCGCCTGAGAGACGCGCGCAACGTCCAGCGCTGGCTGCTCTACGTCACCCAATACATTTCCAAGGATCTGCCTCTTGCAGAATTATCGACCAAGCACATCGTCGACATGATTGCCGCCATGCGCCAGCGCGCCATTGGCGAGATCTCCATCAACCGCACCGTGACCGCGCTGCAAGGCGTTCACAACCGCGCCGGCAAATCCTGGGAGATGGACGTTAAGGTCATCAACTGGCGCCAGCTCAAGACGAAAGAGCGCGACCGGGTTCAGTACCTTGAAGACGACCAGGCCATGCGGCTCCTTGCCGAGCTTCCGCCCCACATCCGGGCCGTGGTGCTGTTCCTGCTGGCGACGGGGCTGCGTAAAACGGAAGCGTTTGGGCTGACCTGGGACAAGGTCAAACCCTCATCCGTCGTAGTGACCGTAAAAGGTGGATACGAGCGCGAGGTCAAGCTCGGGGCGGATGCAGCCGAGGTGCTGGCCAACCAGCCGCGCGAGGGCGCCTACGTGTTCGACGTCACGAATTACCGGAAGGAGTTCGAGGCGGCCAGGGTTCGGGCGGGCGTGGCCACGATCCGGTGGCATGACTTGCGCCACACGTTCGCGACCAGATTGGGGAAGGCCGGGGCAGACCTCAAGGTCATCAAGGACGCGCTCGGCCACTCCTCGATCACCGTGACCGAAAAATATCGCCATGTGACCAGCAGCGAGGTGGACGAGGCACTGGCTCGGTTGCCATCGATGACGACCAGCCCCTCCGGCACGGTCGTGGCTCTGCGGCGGCGGCGGAAATAAATCAGCGGGTCCGTGCGAGGAGAACAAAAAAAGTCCCAGCATCGAGTCCCAGCAGTGAGTTTTGATGGGGACCGGAAACCAGCTAAGTATTTGATTTATATGGTGGGTGATGAAGGACTCGAACCTTCGACCCGCTGATTAAGAGTCAGGCGCCAAAACGGCCTAAGTACGTTGATTTTGTTGAATTATTTGCGTGTTCTCGCGGCATGAACAGGAATGGACAGGGCGGGAACAAACGGTGGAGAGTCCCAGCAGTGAGTCCCAGCACTGGAGAGATAGATGACTACAACAGACAAACCCCTCGTTGCGCGGTCTTTTCATAAACATTTCCCGGACGAGGCCGCTCGTGCGGAAGCTCTTGGCATCCCGATTGACGCAAAGCCCAGAAAAAAAGTGTTGGGCTATCCGGTTTATTACGCCTGGCGCGGGCGAGTGCAGTTGACCGGCTACAAGCACGACGAGCACGGCTTTCTGACGCCGGATCAAGTCCCGCGCGTCGTCAAGATCCAGATGGATCGCATTGAGAAGGCCATTGCGACCGAGCGCGCACGGAGCGAGCAGGAGCGGTTTGATGTGATTGTCGAGATCTTGGAAAGAGCCCCGGACCAATACAAAATGATCGCGCAGGCCACATTGGGCGGCGAGGACCATGCGTCGTACTGGTGCCCGCGATCCATGTATGAGGCATCGGCCGAGATTGCGGGCCGCACGACGCGAGCGGAAGGCCGCACCAAGTTCGAGGCGATTAGGGCGTTACGTGAAGCGTTCGCGCGCCACGTCTGACCCTCCCCTTCTAAGCGCGCTTCAGCGCGTTGCGGCTGGTCACCATCTTCCAGCCGTCCTCGAACTCCAGCAGGCAGCTATTCATGGCCCCGCGCGCCAGCACACGGCAGCGCTGGCCCTTCCGGCCGCAACGGTTCCAGCGGTAGATGTAAACGGTCACCGGATCAGCCTCCTCTCTCAACGCCCGCTGCGCGGGCCTAGAATGTGAAACGCTTTCGACCGCGACCAACCCAACCGCCGCAGCCGATCAATGTACGCATGACCAGTCAGCCGCTTGTCGGGCTTCGCGTAGTGTACGGCCTCGACGAGAGCGCGATTACGCGTCGGGTCGAACCGTGGCCGCCCCTCACTCTTCGCGCCGTTCTCTTGCGCGCGACGAACGACAGCGCGGCCCTTAGTGCCTCGCGTGACGGTCTCGACCGCTTCGCCAAGCATTTCGAGCAAGATGGGAATATCGCCGATTTGCGCCGTATCCGCACGCCGTCCGGTGGCCGTCTCCACGATGACGGCGCGGCGCTGCACGAGGTGCAACGTCCACCAAAACAGAGACGTGCGCGGGTTGATCCCAGGAAGCTCCCGATGGGCGAGAACGTGGAGCAGATAGACGGCGACGGTATCGCGTGCGCGCACGCTCGACAGCACGTCGTTGTCGTCATCTTCCGCGAGATTGACGACGTGATCGAAGCCCTCAGAGGCGAGCGAGCGGCGTTGCGTCGCCTCTGCCCACCGGGGGAGCGGGCGCACGATGCCGAGCTTTGATTTGTCCACAATCCGCATGTCCATGGACGTAACACATGAGCTTGACACGGACAAGCGTCGCGTTTACTTTTGTCCACACGAGACGACGGAAGAATTTCAGGAGACGCCAGACAGATGGAACACCTTGTCGAAAGGCTTCGCGGCCTAGCTCGGTTTTGTAAAGACGAGGGAGGCGTGAAGTCCGCGGATTTGATGTACGAGGCGGCCGACGAGATCAAGCGCCTAGAAGAAAAGTTGCGCACCGTCGAGGGATGTTTTTCAAGCGTTGAGGCGGCAGTCCGCGTCACCAGAAACGCATTAGACGACAACACCAAATGAGGCCAGACAGATGAGCCGCGCCAACAGCTACGGATCAAAGTTCTTTGCCGTCGAAATGGCAACAGAGACGGACATGGTTTTTGCTGATCGCGCGGAGTGCCGCGATGGCGCATTGATGTTGTATGGGGGGTTTCGGAAGGAAAACGAAACCGCCACAGCAGGCAGCGAAATTATTGTTGCTGCTTATGCGCCGGGTTGCTGGCGGCGTTTCAGTGCCGCATCAGTGATTGACGGTCACGCTGTCGCGATCGACAGCACGAACAAGAAATCGGTCAAGCGATAAAGGCCGGATTGACGACATAGGGCGTGGGTGGTCATGGCTCCGATGTGCAGACCACATCTGGCCCGGCACCTAGCGCCTGACGAAGCGCAAGCAGAAACGGGGTCCAAACCCGTCGCGCGGAGTGGTCCCTGCCGGGAAATAACTGACCACCAGTCGGAGCCACCTACGCCCTATGTCGTCAGCGTCTCAATCAACACACGGGGAAACCCGATCACATCCGGCTAACGACTTGAAAAGCTAAGGCGGCCACGAAGATCCCGACCGCCGCCACAGAATGAAATACCATCCTGTTTTTCATTTGCCCGCCCGCGAAATGAGGTCGAGAATGGTGTCGGACTTGATGCCCGCCAAGACCGCCGTCGCGTAGATCAGCCCCTGCACTGCCCGTTCCAGATACGATATACGCTCGTGGTGCTGGTCGATGGATTTCTGATGCTGCTCGGCGTGCATCTCGATGACCGTGATCCGGTGCTCGCGGTCGATTTCGTTCTTCTGCGATGGCGGCTGCGAGCCGTTCGAGCTGCTGTGCATTCATGGGGCCGCCTTCGCGATTTTGCCGCACCATTCTGGGCGCGCCTCGTTGTTGGCGACGATTTCGCGGGCGGTGTCGGTGGTGAGCTTGTCAGCCTTGCGGATGCCGACCTCTTTCCAGCTGCGGCAGAGCTGGGCGGCGGTGCCGGCCGGCTTCGGCTCCTGCCAGATCCCGCACCCGCTAACACTAACAGTCACGGCAATACTTGCGCAAAGCAGCGTCAACCTCAGACGCTGGAGCCTTCTCAACGCGTTCGCGTTTCTTTTGGGCGGCGGCATCGATCTTGTTTCCCGTTGTTTCGACGCGCACGCGTTCGGCCGCAACGGCCTTCGTCTCAACTCTCTTGTGCCACGCTGCATACGTCACCAGCACACCCGCCGCGATGGCAAGGTGCAGCCCAAAGCGGGCAATGATGGATGTGAGGAACATGGTCATAGCTGGGGCTCCTGCTCTGAGAGTGCGCGCTCTAACGCATTTAGAACGGCGGGCGACAACGTTGCACTCCCGGCCAAGCCGGCCATGATATTGGCGCTTCCAGATTTCTGCGGGTCGAATTGTGCATTCGGCGAGCGTAAATTTTTGGGCTCAAAAATTACCGCACTATGCACAGGGCTTCCCTTTCCACCGAACTCCGTGTCAATCATGCGGATGCCGGAATAGCCCTGCTCCTGTAATTTCTTTTTGAAACCTGGCCTCTGGGCGGCTTGCCATAGTTCAGCAAGCGACCCCACATCGTAAAGATCGCCGCGAGCGTAAAGAGGAATAGTGCGAGAGCCGTCTTTGACCATCCCTGTTTGCTGGGCGACAGTCGCCGGACTGTCCGAAACCCAGGTGCCAAGTTTCGCCAAAAATGCAGCGTCTGGATCTGTGTTCCGAGTCGGCGGCGTCTTCTTAAACGCCTTGAAATCGCGGTCGGTGACATGATACCAACGATTACTTGTGTCAAAGCCCAACTTTTCGGGAGTCGGCAATGCGTTTGACAACGGATCATGCTGCGTCAAGTTACGGGGCGCCAGTGCTTGTGGACCCGAAGACGCGTCGCGCATATGGTCCAGCAGACCGCCTGCCATCGGGGCAGACGGCTGCTGATTGGGTGCTGGCAAATCTGCCTGATGACCAGAGCCGGCGAGCGTTTCTGTCTTTGATGCCGCCGCAGGAATAGTTCCGCCGCGCGCTTCTGCCGTGCTCATTGCCCGCATCGGCAGCTTCACGCCCGGTGCCAGGAAGTTCGCCAACAGTGCAAGCCCGCCAATGCCTTCTTGAACCGTCCCCGGCAAGCGATCCAGCGCGCCGGGCTCTGATGGTGTGGGGCGATAATCAATCGGGGATAGGCGCGTCGTCTCGCTGATGCCGGTGGATGGTTTGCTCAGGAACCGTCCAAGCGCCTGGAACAGCGGGTTCTGGTTGATGGCCGACACAGTCCGCCCGGACAGCAACTCTTCCCATCGAGGTGCGGGTGAGGCGCGCACTTCATCCACGCGGCGCGGATCTTGTGGGCCTGGAACGTCGTAGTTGTTGCGCCAGAGATCATAGGGTCCAGCCATCAGCCCGCCTTCCCTTCGACGTGAGCTTTGACACGACGCGAGACCACAAGCACGGTCGCGAAGATGCCGAGCCCCAACGCAACGGCTTTGCTATTGGCGCCGGCCTCGAGGATCGCGGCTTTCACCGGGGCAAGCGTGTTGAGTTCCGCCACGGCCTCGAGCGCACCTCTGGTCGTCTGCTCGGCATAGCCGGCAACACTGGCGCCACCGGCAGCCGCAGCGCCCCATATCGTGCCGCTTCTCTTAAGCGGTGCCGCGACGGTGACAGGCTCGACGCTCTGCGGCATGTCGGGCTGGGCAGGCTCGTCATCGACGGCCGGCGCAGTTGCAACGGGTTGCAGGAACAGAGCGGCTTCAGCCTTGCGTCGTCGCACAAGACCAGGCAGCACCCGCCCGCCGCCCTTCGTCCACATCCCGAACGCATCAGCGGCACCGATCCTGTCGTTCGCGTTGAGCTTGCGCAGGATGGTGGATTTCTGAAGCGCGCCGAGCCCGCAGTTGTAGGCAAAGGAAACCAGCGCGTCGTACTCGTTCTGATTTAGCGGCACAGTCACGAGGCGAACCACGCCGGCCTCAAACGTCGCCAGCTCGCGGCGCAGCGCGGCCTCGGCCTCGTCCCGCGTCCAGATCATGCCGGGCTTGATGCCAACAGTTGCGCCCCAGCCCAAAGTCCATACACCTGCCGGGCACTTGTAGGCGATGCACCGGCCATCAGGTAACGACCGATGATAGCCTTCAAAGCCCTTGATGAGATCAACTCCAGCGTCCGAGAGCTTGACCGGTGTCGTCATGGCGACCCCTCTGCCTCTTCAGCCAGCGCGGTAATCAGCGCATTCAGCCGTTGCAGCTCGCGCTCTTGCGCTTCCAATCTCTCGGCAAGATCGTCGACAGACGTAACGCGCTTCCACGATAGCGTCGGCTCATCCCACACATACTCATTGCCATCGTTTGGATATGGGACAGGCGGTTGCCAATCCCCCTCCGCATCGAGCGTCCAGCTTGGGAAGGGTTGCGGGGCGATGAACATATTTTTTTCGGCATCGAAGGTGTAGCCAATGCCCGCGTAGCGTTTTCTGAAGTTGTTATTGTAGCTGGTTTGCTTCCAAGTGCCGCCGAGCAGGTTGTTACAAAATGCGGCGCCGATAGGATCGGACTCGGGATACTGGCCGCCGCCGCAGTCGCTATCAGCCACGACAATCACCTGAACCACGATGTTGGCTTCGTCGAGTTTTGCAAAATGTGCCATAGTTCACGGCCTTCTATAGCGGATGATGACAACACCCGACCCGCCCGCAGCGCCGTCGCGGCTGCCCACGCCAACTGTTCCGCCGCCGCCGCCGCCACCGCCGCCTGTATTGGTTCCCCCGGCAACTGATACTGATGCGCCCGTCCCAAATCCGCCGTTGCCACCACCGCCAGACCCGCCTGACCCTCCCGAGCCAAGATTGCCAGACCCGCCGTCACCGCCGCCACCGCCGCCACCGCCGCGCGCAGTAGACGACCCCGAAATCAAGCTGGAAATGCCGGCGCCACCATTTCCAGACGCCGTGCCCGTCGCGCCTGCTGCGTTTGCACCGCCGCCGCCGCCGCCTCTGCCTCCTGTATCAGTAGTGGTTCCGATGCCGCCATCTGAGCCTTGTGCAGTCGTACCCGCTCCGCCCGTGCTGGTATTGGCAGAGCCGCCGCCACCACTGCCGCCCGTGCGTCCATTTTTTGTTCCAGCAACGCCGCCGCCACCGCCCCCCCCGGTCGCGTCAATGGTTGAAAAACTTGAATTTGTTCCATCGCCCCCGTTCGGTGTGGCAGTGACACCTGCCGCGCCGCCTCCCCCGATGGTGACGGTGTACGATTGGGGGCTGGCTAAAAATTTGGATTCCGCACTTGTGCCACCACCTGATGACTCCCCCGGAACCGACGATCTATAGCCGCCAGCACCCCCGCCTCCCGCCCTGTTTCGACCACCGCCGCCGCCGCCCGCAATAACTAAGTATTCAATTTCTGCCCGGCCGGTCGCGACAACGAACGACCCCGACGAATTAAAAGTGTGTACGCGATAATTGACGCCCCCGTCGGTAATATCTGTTTCGGTCCCGCCCGTGGCTGAAAACGGGACAATTCCCCCGATTAGCGATTGAACTATGCCGGTCATGTAAGGTTGGTCCCCGAAATCACCCACGTTGTCGACGCGATTTTGATGGCTGTCGCTAGGCCATAAGCTGCCAGCGTCCGCGAGCCGGTGGTGTTGGAGGCGCCTGCTAAATACATCGTGTCGGTTGTAATCGCGATGGTGAGCGTGTTGGCCGCGTTGATGAAGGTAATCGCCGTGCCCACGGGATACGCCACGCTGCCGTTCGCGGGAATTGTGAAGGTGCGGGCGTTGTTATCGGACGAGGGGTGCAAAAGGTGCTTTCCCGCATCCGCCAAAACGAGCGTATAGGCAGCGCTCTGTGAGTTTTGCGGAATATCGAGATAGCCGACACTCGCCGTCGCAGGCGGGAACGTCATCGTGGTGCTATCAGTCCCCGCGAGGGTCAAAGCATTACTAACCGTCAAATTCGCGGACAAGGTTAGCGTTCGGTCGGCATCTCCCGTCGTCAGCGTTAGCGTGCGATCCGCCGACAAGTCCGAACCAGGCGCAATCGTCAAAAGATGACTGGCGTTGGTGTCTTCGACTTTGAGGCCCGTATTCCCAAAGCGAGCGCCCGTTAGTTTTCCGGTCGTGTCGTCGATTGTGACGGCCGAGTCTTGGATCAGCTTTCCGGTTGTCGCATCAAAGCGAACGATGGCGTTGTCGGTGGCGCTGTTCGGTCCTATCACGTCGCCCGTGCCGGCACCCGCAACCGTAAGCGTGGTGTCTGTAAGGGTGAGGCCAGATCCCACTTCCAGCCACGTCACCCCGCCCGCGCTGTCGTCCCAAAACATAATCCGGTCCGCGTTAGGATCGGTCAGGCTGGCACCGGTTCCGCCGTCAGCAAGCGCAACATCCGTGCCGCCGGGTGCGTAATAATCGGTCCCAGCCGACGCCGCAGACAACACACCCGATGCGCCCTTGAGCAATCCCGTTGTCGTCGCGCGCTTGAGTAGTTTGCCGGTCGTCGAGTCAAACAGCGCCAACTCGCCATCAACGGATGACGCTGGTCCCAGCACGTCACCCGTGCCCGCGCCGGATACTGCTAGAGTGGTGTCGGTAATGGAAAGGCCAGTTCCGACTGTCAGCCACGTTGTAGCGCCCGCGCTGTCATCCCAGAACAGCACCCGGTCGGCGCCTGGATCGGCAAGGCTTGCACCCGTGCCGCCGTCAGCCAGGGCTACATCAGTGCCGCCGGCACGATAGACCGCATTTCCTTCGATGGTCACATCGCCGGCACCCGAGCGGGCGAGCGTCGTGTCCGAGGCGTGGCCCAGCTCGATGGTCGTCGCCGACAGTGCCACAACGCCCGTGACGTTGTTGCTATCGTCAACCGTGATCCCGGTGCCCTGAATTTTCTTGGTGTCGGTGCCATCCGTGCGCACCAGACGATTGTCGGTGCTTCCGAGCCCGCCCGTGTAGGTGCTCTCGGTTAGCGCGGCCTCGAGATCGTCGAGTGTGTCGTTCCACGCCGCTTCGTCGATGGTTTCGCCTTCGACGGCTGGATTGAACGAGTTGGATGGGGCTGTGTAAGTGCCGCCGGATCGGGCCATAAGTTATCGCTCCTCGATCATCATAGGTGAAGCCTGGCGGCGGTGCGCGAGGCGGACGATTTCATTGCGCATGCTCTCGGTAGCTGCGCCGTTCTGTCGGGATTGTTGGGCGTTCTCGATCAACAGCATGGGCAAAAGCGCGATGGCGCAGTCCCAGCGGTCGATCTCTTCGCCGCTGTTGGGGTTAGAGCCCCGAACCTGGGTCCAATGCGGGCAGGTGTGGCAGACGGTGCTCATCTTCTTTTGCCAAAATGGGCACTTGAGATGATCGGGGCCGCGCGGGATTTGCTTCACCGCGTTAATCCTTGGCCGCGAGGATCACGTCGACATACTGAACGGCAAAGTCCACCGCTGTTTGCGTCACGCCACCGTTGATTGAGCTAGTTGTAAACGTGTGACTGTGGGAGCCCGAACTGCTCGTACTGAAGGAGCTGTTACCGGACCCCTGTTGGTAATATCCAGAATTGCCGCCGTCCAATCGAAATGCGCTGCTAAATGTCGCCGCAACGGTATGCGTATGCGCGCCGCCGGTACTGGTGGTCCCGGTCAACGTCTCATTGGGTAGATTGGCCTGTTGTATCGTGCGGGCGGCGAAGACACTGGTGAAAGCCGTAGAGCCCCCGCTGGATGCTGTACCGCTAACAACGCGAAGCGCCTTGTCGTTGTGCGCGGTGGATTTAGTCCAGCCCGTAGGCGCCGTGGTCTGGGCGAAGATCATCACCGTTCCGCTCGGGATCGCCGTCAATGGATTGCCGGCCGCGTTAACAAACCCGCTAGTGCTGATGGTGCCGACTTCCGAGCCACCCGCCACAACGCCAATGGTGTCGCCGGTCTTGCGATAAAACCCGGTGTCCGTATCCGATGAGAAACTGATGCCCGGCGCGGCAACGGTGCCAGACGACGCCTTGAGCTGCCCCGTCATGGCGGCCTGGCCGTCACGCGGTAGAGAGCCGGTGATTTCTGACGAGATGTCCGAGAAGTTAGCTTGGACGGGTGATGCGCTGATTGTCTGGCCCGCACTAATTGTGTTGGGCAATGACATAGTGCCTGAACCATTCCGCGGGATGGCACGTACTCCTGTTCCATTGCATGGCAAAGCGCGCAGCGCCGCCACGGAGCTAAAGAAAGACGCGGGACAGGGTGAAGAGGGTTAGCGCTCGACCTGAGCGCCGATGCTGGCGCCGAGCGCGCCGAGAGACGGATTGCGAGGCCGCATCGTAGGACGAATGGCGCTTTGCGATGCCACGGCGCCGGTCGCCTCTTTGATTGGCGTCGAACGCAGAATAAGTTGCATCACTTTGGCAATCGGGCCGTTGTACGAGCCGAGCGTCGACAGCAGTGCTTGCCCCCACTGCCCGCCGTAAAAAAGGTTTGACGTGCCGGTCCCCGACGGGTTTGGATCTTTGTACGACACGTCCTTCATAGCCGCGCCGAAGCGGCGAATGGCCGCGATCTCGTCAGGCTTATACAGCGCCTTCATCACCGACCCTTGCGCGCTCAAGGCTTGGGCGATGCGCTTCTGTAGCATCGTCGGCGAATAGAGATTGCCGGATGAGTCCTTAACGAGGTTCGTCCAGTGCGCGAGCCGGATGTCATTCCACACGGGCTCGCCTTGCGCTTTGGGTAGATACTTGTCCAGGCCGGTCTTGATCCGGTTCAACGCTTCCAGCGTGGCCGCCTTGGGCGCTGCATCCGGGTTGGTTCCGAACAACTCGCGCACGATGCCTTCCGGCGCCATGTTGTCCGATTTAACGATCTTTTCGACCAGGGCGCCACCCGGCGTTGCCTGACCGTTTACGCCGCGCGCGCTGAAAGCCTGATTAAGTTCTTTTGTGCGGTCTCGGGCGATACGAAGTTTTGAAGCGGCGAGCGCATCGCCTTTTAATAGCGCGGCATCGGCTGCATCATCGATCCACTTATTGAAGCCATCGTAAATGCGCTTAGCGGCAGCGCTGTCAAAGTCGCCGGGCTGCGTGCCCTTCATCATCTGGAACAGATTGCGGCGCATTGTATCAACGCTCGGTGTTTTGACGCTGCCCAGAAATTCGTCAGCCTCAGCCGGTGCGCCGCCCTTTTTGAAGTTCCTCAACGCATCCAGCATGGCACTTGCTTTGGGCGCCGTGTCTTTGGTCAGGCTTCCCGCGAGATCATCAAGGCTTGTTGCAATGGCTTTCGGCAGAATTTCGAGAGCTTGGGTCGTGGCTTCCAGCTTGCCGACCTCCTTCCAGGCTTCGTTTTCGCCAACCTTGGCCGCATCGCGGGCAGATCGCACACCAGTTCGGATACCCTCGCCCATATCCCCAGGCCGTACCGCAAGCGCAGGTCGTGCCGGGTTAATGGTGTTGGCGATGCTCTTCTGTCCGCCACCTAATGCCGCCTCCGCAATGGCGCTGGATTGGCGCTCATCGAACGCCTGCATGGTCGTCTTCGCGCTGTCGCCGAACGCCCCGTAGCGCATGGCCTTCTCGTTCAGCAAGCGGCCCGGATCTTTGGTCAACTGCCCACGGCTTACAGGAACCCCGAACTCGCCCGTGCGCGTCGATTGGCCAGCAACCATCGGATCTCTAATGGCTGCGTATTTCTTGGCGAACTGTTCGGCCATTTCGCCGCTCATCTGCACCACGTCAGCAGGATCAAACCCAGCTTTCTTTGCCGCCTCCACGCCTTTCGCGGTAAGCTGTCCCGATGCCTTGTTGAATAGACCCGGCTCCGTGACCAACTTGCGCCAAAGGAGGCCAAGACCTGGCGAAACTGCTTCTGCAAGGCCGCCAAGTGCCGCGACCGTCGTCGCACGCCCGATGTCCGGCGCCTGTTCAGATCCCGCGCCCTGAGCCGCCACGTCACCCGCAACACTGGTTGCAAACGCACCGCCGCTTTGGCCCATCATGCGCATGGGCAAGCTCATGCCCTTCGTAAGTCCGCCGATAACGCGGCCACCGAGAATATAGGGCAGCGATTGAAGGCCCGCGTTATTGATGTCTTCCATATCAAGGCCCGGCGCATTGATATAAGCCGCAGTCGGCTGCCCTGCCTTGTCTTGGTAGCGAACCACGTCCGCCCCGTAAGCATCTTTTTCCATGCCAAGGAAGCGATTGCCGAGTGCATTCCGCACAATGTCGGCATGGGCTTTGTCATCTGGGGTTAGCGACTGACCTAAAGTGATCTGGCCGTAAGCACTGCGGGCTGTGTCGCTGTTGTCGTCGTAAATTTCGTTTTCAAGAACTCGCGAGATCCCTGGTGCATTTGCGTATCGCGGATCTTTTCGACCCGTGATGTTTTTACCCATCCACTCAAGCCATCCCTCAGACTTGGGGTCTTTGTAGCCGGGGAACGGCGCCGGCCCGGCTTCAGGCGGAGATGCTTGCACAGTGGGCGCGTCTGGGAATAGGAGCCGGTCGAGCGGGTCTGACGCGGCCGGAGCCTGCGCTTGCGCCATGGCCCGCGACTTCGGAACTTGTGCCGGAATGACGCTTCCGCCCCAGAGCAGAGTATCAAGAGGGTCTGCCATTAGATCGAGATCCCAAATTCTTGAGCGATGCGTGCTTTGACGGCGCTGCGGACATCAGGTTCTGGAGCGTTGGGGAATTCCGTTCTAATCTCAGACACGATCTGATCGCGGCGGTCATGGATCGTCTTTCGCATCTGGTTCAGGGGCATGTCTTGCGAGGCCCGATTGACATCCCACGGCTGCCCTTTGAAGCCATTCTCTCGCAAATACCGATAGCGGGCCATCGACAGCATGACCTGAGACTGAATGTTGTCGAGCTTGGCTTTGAAGGCTGTCGGGTCGTCGCTCATGTTGGGCATGCCCGACATGATCCGTTTCGCTTCTTCGACTCCCATCGCCGCGCCGGTGATTTCTTTGATGTAGTTGCTGAGGTTGTTGACAGTGTTTTGCTGAAATTCGACGTATTCAGCGCGAGCCGTCTGCTGTGCCGGCGGCAGTTTTCCGGTCAGCCACTCTTGCCAACTCATTGCGTATTGCTTGGCCTGTTCAGGCAACGTCAGGAATTTAGACTTAAAGCCCGCTGAAATGGCTGTTAGGCGCCCCATTTGCTCAACGGTGTTGAGTTCGCGTTTGTCAATTTCGTTGCGGGCTTCCTTCGCGAGTTGGAACTTGTCGGCAGGCTCAGCGATCATCTTGCCGGCTTCCGCCTTGCCACGCATCGCCATCATAAAGCCGAGTTGCTTGGCTCTTTGAGGCGGCATTGGCCCTATTGGCGTCTGCACCATGTCTGGGCTGGTCGGTGCCGGCATGGGCGACTGCGGCGCGGCCTGCGTGCGGATCAGGTTTGGATCATTGCCCGGAATGGCACTCATCGGCTGGATGGGAGCGGCCGACGCTGGCGCAGACGGCTGTAACCCGCCCTGCATCTGCTGCATGATGATCTGGTCGATTGCGTCCTTCTGTTTGGCTTGATCGATCTTTGCTCGCTCGAGCTCCAATTGCAGCGGACCCATCTGCGATTGATGCTGTTGCGTTTGGCGCATACCTTCAACGCCGAGCCTCAGCCGTTCCGCTTCCATCTTTGCGTTTGGATCAAGCCGGTTCGATAGCGTCCTGCCATAGACGCTCTGCATCAATTCAGGATTGCTGGCGAGCATGGCGCGGTCGGCTGGGCCAAGCGCTGCACCCATTTCGGTTCCAGATAGCGCGCCGATTAGCGCCTGATTGCGCTGCTGGGACATGGCGTCTGCTTCACTCATATGCGCCCGCCCGACGCCGCCCTGAAGCACTCTCGCCAGCGCTTGCGTCCAATGCCCCACGGGTTCCGTGCTGGTGCCCTGCTGCATGAGCTGCTGGCCCATGCGGCGGCTCATGGCCACCTGCTCGGGGCTTGGCATGTTGGAATAATCAACGGGCGCGGCCATCGCTGCGGCTCCTGTCGGGGTTATCGGTTGGGGCTGAGATGCGCCGCCCATCGTCACGGGTCGGCCGGCCTCATAGGTGGCCATGGCTTCCATCAACGCATTGCGCTTGTCAGGCGAAACCGGCGTGTTCGGGTCGACCCCGAGCTTCGACGCAACTGTGCGGATGTATGTGTCGGTCGAGTTGTTGTCGTACTGGCGCGGTGCCCATCGATTGATGATGCCAGACACGCTGTCGAGCCCGTGCTTGTCGCGGTAAAGATCCAACAAGCCGCCCATGGCCTTGAAGCCGGTTTCTTGGTCGGGAAACACAGCCAAGCGCCCGTCCGTGCTGATTGCGCCCCACTTTTGCGCAAACGGCCCGTAGTTCATCGCGCCGGGGTTATTGGTGCGGATAGACCGAGGGTCAGCCATTAGCCGCGCTGCACCGTTGTGTTCCAGTTGCCAACCGCCGGGCGCGACCCAAACCCGAGCGCGCTGCCCATCCACGGCGCGCCAATGAGCGACCCGCCAATGCCGGCCAGACCACCCAGCATCGCGTTCTGGCTCTGCACCTGACTGTTATAATTGCGCCACTGGTCGGCCTGGTTCATGCCGGCCAAGCCCGCGATGTCCACGTTCTGCACGCCGACGCCCGGCGTGTTGACGAGGTTCGGCTGCATCGTGCCCCTGCCGAAGTCCACGCCCGGCTGAAGCTCACCCATCTGCTGCTGGCGACCCTGTAGCCCCTGCTGGAACATCTGGCCTTGCAGGCCCGTCACCAGATTATTGCGGGCTTCGTTCTGCTGAAGCGCGAGGTCGTTCATCTGGCTCTTATAGGCTTCGCTGGTCGGGTCGAGGCCCTGGTTGCGCAGGCGGTTGATGGTCTGGTCCTGCGTGCGCTGAAATCGGGGTTCGAGGTTTGCGCTTGCATACCCATAGGCGCGATCAAACGCGGCGTCAGAGCCCAAATCCGGGCGATTGTTGGCCTGGTCGAAATACTTTTGGCCC